ATGTGTCACCCCCACCTCCACCACCCAAAAAGCATCCTCGTCGAGTCCCACGTGACCGTCACAATGACGACACCCCGCGACCAAGACCGCACAATTAGCCGCCCGTAATTGCATGGATAATGATAAATACCTGTAACAGAACGAGGTATTTATGTCCGCTACAATTACACCGAGAACAAAATTAATCAGTCAGATTCGTCTACTATTGGGTGGGCAAATGGTTGAGGTTGAGCTAGATGCAGAGCATTATGATCTAGCTATTGATATGGCTGTAGAACGTGTCCGTCAAAGGACAACAGGCGGCGTAGAAGAATCTCATATTTTCTTCACCATGCAACCTGACGTAGACGTATACACCATGCCTGACGAAGTGCAGGAAGTAGAAAAGCTATATCGCAGAGGCGTTGGTGCTAACTCCACTGGCGGCACAAACTTTGATCCGTTTGAGGCAGCGTTCTCAAACATCTATTTGTTACAAGCAGGCCGCACAGGTGGTCTTGCTACGTGGGACTTCTTTGCCCAATACCAAGAGACGATTGGTAGGGTGTTTGGTTCTGAACTAAACTTTATGTGGGAACCTTCAACCCACAAACTGAGTCTAGTTCGCAGACCTAAAGCAGAAGAAGACGTCCTAGCTAAGGTTTGGATGCGCAAACCGACAGATATTATACTAACTGATGACTACACTGGCCCTTGGGTGCGTGATTTTGCACTGGCTAAGTGTAAGCAGATGCTAGGCGAAGCCCGTAGTAAATTCCCGAGTGGCCTACCTGGTCCTGGCGGCTCGATTACGCTAAACGGCAATGAGCTAAAACAAGATGCTACAGCAGAAATGGAAAGATTAGAACAAGAGCTATTGAACTTTGTAACTGGGCGAGACGGCATACCTTTCCGCATTGGTTAAATGATCCTAATTGCCATCGGCACCCTCATCTTATTCTGGTTTGCATGGTACGGCAGCATAAGTGGTGTGTGTTTATCTATAATTTTATTGTTTTTAATTTGGGAACGGACTTGACAAACCTTAGATAGTATTGTATAATAGCAACATGATTATAGGAATACTTGGATCAATAGGATCAGGCAAAAACACAGTTGCAGAAATTCTGCACAACAACCACAATTTTCATCAAGATAGTTTTGCAAGCACGTTAAAAGATATGTGCGCAACACTCTTTTGCTGGGACCGCGCCATGCTGGAAGGTAAGACTGCTGAACATAGGGTGATGCGTGAGCAAACAGATGAATGGTGGTCAGATAAATTAGGCATACCAAATTTTAGTCCACGTTTAGCGTTACAGTTAATGGGCACAGATGTTATGCGAAACCACTTCCACAAAGATATTTGGGTACTGAGCCTGCTTAGACGGGCACCTAAAACAGGTCTTGTAATTAGCGATGCACGTTTTCCCAACGAGGTTGCTGTTATACGGAAAGCTGGTGGCATTGTAATACGTGTGGATCGCGGCCCGAAACCCGAATGGTGGACTACAGCAATGGACGCTTGCGACGGTTGTCCAATAGCTATAGACATGATGGACACCATGTATTCTAACGTCCATGCAAGCGAATGGTCTTGGGTAAATACTACGCCAGACGAAGTAATACACAATGATGGCACGTTAGAAGACTTAGAATTAGCGGTTCAAACCCTCGTAAACAAGTACGGATTCTAATTATTTTAGATAAATACTTGTATGAGAATACAAGATTTATCCCACGAGCAGCCAATTACCGATTTGCTTGAAGCAGATATGGTCGATTGGAAGACTCGTCTAAAAACTAAAGCCAGCAAACTAAACCCTATAAGCAAACAATCTCGTAGTGAAGCGGGTGCTCAAGATGCACTCGAGTCCGAGATGAACAGATTGTATAGGGCTTTTCGTCCATTTGCTAAATCAGCACAAGATTTAGATGAGGAAGGCCCTGAAGCAAACTGGACAACTGATCTTGCAACCTTGAAGAAGTTTTTCTATGATCAAGGATACGGCAAGAGTGGCGATGTCATACTAAATAAGATAGCAAACCAAAAAGTGAGTGCGGAAGTTTCAGATGAAACCGACAAATTGGCAGCGGGTTTCCAGTACGGGTTCAATTTTGATGAGAACTCCGAAGATGGCGATAACCTATCGTTAGAATCTATGTGGCACGGTTTGAATCAAGGTACTCTCGTTTTAGAAAATCTTGAGGATGACCAACCATTTGTCCCACGCGATAAAGTCCCAGGCATCATCAAAGCAGTAATGAAACACGCGGTACAAACAAATGGTATGGGAGCCATTCAGAAAAAAGCCCAAGAAGCTGAACAAGAACAACAAGATGAGCAAGATCAAGGAAATGAATATGCAGATCCAGAAGTAGGAATCTACAGTTCTACCACAACTGAACGTATCTATAAAGACCTAATATATTTTTATAAGAAAATGGTTAACGAATTAGGAGACGATAAAAAAGCCCAAGAAGTTGTCAAAACAAATTTTGAACAGCTTATACAAGCGATAGTCGAAAATTAGAAGTTTATAACACGCCCTTTTGCATGATGTATTGATAAATACCTGTAACAGGATTTCTTAATAATAGGAGTACAACATGGCAACGATTGTTAGCCCAGGAGTAAGTGTAACGGTAACCGACGAGAGTTTTTACTCTTCAGCAGGACCGGGTACAGTCCCAATGATTTTTATTGCGACAAAGCAGGATAAGGCTACGCCAGACGGTACAGCCGTGGCGTCCGGCACAACTGCTGCAAGCGCAGACAGCTTATTTTTGATTAGTAGTCAAAGAGAGCTATTACAGACCTTCGGTAACCCAGACTTCAATGAAGTTGGTGGAACCTCACAGCATGGTTATGCACTAAATGAGTACGGCTTGTTAGCTGCATACTCGTATTTAGGCGTTGCTAACAGAGCATACGTAGTACGTGCAGACGTTGACCTTGCTGAACTAGAACCTACTGCAACTGAGCCTGCTGGTGATCCAGCTAATGGCACATACTGGGTTGACATGAATAACTTTGTCCCTGGTTTGTTCTCTTGGAACTCTGCTACCAGTACTGGTGTTTGGGAAGAGCAGACAGTAACGTTTTACGATGGTGTAGTCAACGACGGTGACACACTACCGTCCTCAGGATTTGTTAATGGTGATTTTTTGGCTGCTATTAATGATTCATTTTCTACCTCTACAATAACATATTTTGAACGCCTTGGCGGCGCCTGGCTTATGATTGGTGGCGATGCTTGGTCGGCAGTGAATACTGCTGGTTCTGTGTTTGTTTCCCCTCATACGTCTGTTCCGACTCCAACACCTAGTATTCAAGATCGTTGGGTTAAGACCACAACACCAAACGCTGGATTAAGTACGTCTATTAAGATGTGGGATTCGACATTAGGTCAGTTTGTGACACAAACCTCACCTACTTGGTATGAATATAGCATAGGCGGCGGCGATGGACGCGGCGCCAATTTTTACACCGCTAATGCTGGTAGTTCTGTAGCAGCAGGGACATTAATTGGTTTGTATAATGATCATACTGGTGAGACTGCAACTCCAGTAGCAACATTAACTTTTTACCGTCACAACGGTCAATCGACAACTACAATAACTGGCTTAGTAACTGGTTTTACAACAGGTACATTAACTGGTTCTGATACTTTTTATATAAACGGCCAAATCATTACGTTGGCTGGTGACGAAACTATTGACCAGTTAGTTCAACTAATCAATGCAACACCACCAGCTAATGTAGTCGCAAGTAAGACATCTGCTAATGGTGCTATAGTATTAACTAACACAGCAGGTGAAGATATTTATTTATATAACGGTGTTGGAACTCCTCTTACAGATATGGGTCTGACAACCGCTTGTGTAGGTGCTGTAGCTTATACAGGTTCTGGTGGCCTTGGCGTACTAGCGTCTAATATGGTCGAGTTAGCTACATATGACTCAACGTTAGCTGTAAGTTTAACGGCTCCAACAACAACCGCAGCATACGGAACATACTGGTATGATCCTAGCTTTACGGTTGACATAATGGAGAAGATTGGTTCAGCATGGAATGACATTGATCCTAATTTGATTCTTGTACAATCCGATGAACCAACAACACAGCTAGATGGAACTGCACTAGCAGGTGATGAGCTATGGGTTGAAACAGATCAACTAACTGGTTATCCGGTAATACGTAGGTATGTCCTTGCGAGCACCGAGTGGGTATTGATCGACAACGCTGATCAAACTACTCCAAACGGTATCATTTTTGCTGATGCTCGCGCCGCTGCAAATGTTCCAGGTAGTGGAACTGCTGCATCTACGGCTACATTAGATGGAGATGCGCCGCTTCCTGCTGCATACCCAGTTGGTACATTGCTATTTAATACACGCGCAAGCGGTCGTAATGTTAAGGTGTGGACACAAAACGCAACAACATACTCATCAGCTAACGTAGACCGCTGGGTATCGGCAAGTGGCTTACAGGCCGACGGTAGCCCATATATGGGTCAAGACGCAGTGAAGCGTATTGTGATTGATGCAATGGCAAGCGTAATTGCTTCCAATGAAGATATCCGCGCTGAGACAGTGTTCTTTAACCTAATTGCTGCTCCTGGTTTCCCAGAGCTAATGGACGAGATGCTTGCATTGAACGTAGATCGTAAAGAGACAGCGTTCGTTATTGGTGACTCACCATTCCACCTATCCTCAAACACAACTGACCTGCAGAATTGGGCAACAAATGCTAACAATGCTGCAAGCACAGGCGATGATGGTTTGGTAACCAATAGTGCTTACTTAGGTGTCTACTACCCATCGTGCTTGACAGCAAATGTTGACGGCAGCGAAGTGGTTGCACCAGCATCCCACATTGTACTACGCACAATGGCCTATAACGACCAGGTTGCATATCAGTGGTTTGCTCCAGCTGGCTTCTCACGCGGTCTAGTCTCTAACGCTGCAAGCGTTGGTTACCTAACAAGTGAAGACGAGTACACACCAGTTACACTAAACCAAGGTCAGAGAGATGTATTGTACACCAATAAGGTGAATCCAATTGCTTATATCTCTGGTCGCGGACTAGTTGTATATGGTCAAAAGACACGTAATCCAGTTGAATCGGCATTGGATAGGATCAATGTAGCTAGGTTGACTAACTTTGTTAGGTTCCAATCTGAGGTACTAGGTCAGCCATTCCTATTTGAGCCAAATGATACCACAACGCGCGATGCTGTTAAGGCACAGTTCGATAGCTTCCTAGCTGAACTTGTAACACTCCGTGGTCTGTATGCGTTCCTAGTAGTGTGTGATGAATCAAATAACACACCAGCTAGAATCGACCGCAACGAGCTATGGATTGACATTGCTATACAGCCAGTCAAGGCAGTTGAGTTCATTTACATTCCAATAAGGATTCGTAATACAGGTGAAAGCTTAGCCTAATTATTGGGCTCACACGAATAGAGAAAGCGGCTTTATGTCGCTTTCTTTATGCCTGGAATAAAAATTGCTAGAAAGTGATAAATAATTAGTAAATACACAATTGTTCAATTAGGAGAACATTTAGATGGGTGATTTAAGTAAATTTGGCGTGCCACTTGATGGCGTCAAGCAAGGTATGCTACAGCCAAGAATGGCATATCGCTTCCGCGTTATTTTTAATAACTTTGGAACTAATAATAATCTTCGCGAGCTTACAGCTAACGTACAGTCTGTTGTAAGGCCTTCCATAACGCATGAGGAAGCCGCAGTACATTCTTACAACTCCATTGCATATGTAATGGGTAAGCATGCCTGGCAACCAATTGACCTAGTAGTTAGGGACGATATTACAGGTGCTATTGCATCTGCCGTATATTCTCAGGTACAGCGTCAAATGAACCATTACGAACAGATTGGTCCAGTTGCTGGTACGAACTATAAGTTTGGTATGCAGATTCATACGTTAGATGGCACAAACGCTGAAGAATTAGAGTCTTGGGAATTAACAGGATGCTTCTTAACTAACGTAGTTGCTAATGAGTATAACTATGAGAGTGGTGCTGAATACATGAAGTTGCAATTAACGGTTCGTTATGACAACGCAACACTACTATCTGGTCCGAATGATAACGATGGTACAACAGTCGGTGGTGATCCAATGCCGAATATATTGGATGGCTTTACTGGCGGCACAACCGTAGGTTAATTAGGGGCCTAATATGGCGGCGCAGTTTGAGGGCATCTTCAGCAGCATCTTTGGGCAAACGGTTCGCTTACGCGACACCCATCATGCTGTTGAAGCCTTTGGTCTTAATAAATCAGATCTCAGCAATGGGACGCCTCGCCATAAGTTTGAATTCTTTGTCCGTGTTAACTTTGATCAAAACAGAGAAGTACGAGAGTTTGTAAGGAGCTTTTTAACAGACGCCGATCAAAGCATGGTATCTACAATGGTCAAATCCATTATAATGCCGTCAATGACAATGGACACTGATATACTAAACCAGTATAATAAGAAACGCATATCGCAAAAACGATTAAACTTTAATCCCATCACAATTACATTCCATGATTCAGTCGAAGGTCGAACCCTTCGACTGTGGGAAATGTATTATGAATACTATTTCAAAGACGGTTTAGCAAAACAAAAGACTGCTGGCTCAGATGGTCGCCGACTTGAACGTACTGAATTCTTAAACGACATTATTACTGACAAGTTTAATGATAATTTTGGTTATAATTTAGCGCGTGTTGGTGACAACAAATACCTAATAGAAAGTATTGACATTTACCAAGTACACGGCGGTAGGTTCTCCCGCACAACTATAATTCGTCCACGTATTAGGCAGTTTACACACGATACACTAGACTATGAAGATGTGTCTGGCTTAGTACAAATGAGTATGGACTTTGAATACGAAGACGTAATTTACTCTAACGTGAATCAACCGCTAAACGCTGACGAATTAGACCGCTATAAGTACGGAGACTTCTGGGAGATGGCGAACCTAATAACCATCAGAACCCCAGTGAACGGTCGTGATCTTGGATCACCAGAGCCACAACTACCAACTGTCAATTGCGACGGAACCGCTTCAACAAACTTTGCGGGTGCGGATAATTTCCTTTCTAGTCCTCTCGGATCAACAATTACGAGAGTTATAGGACAAGAGAACGTAGCAAGAGTTGAAGATTCCATTAGCGGCATAGTAGGAGCAATCCCAGATGCCATTGGCACAGTAGTATCCGCTAGCATTTTCGGAGGCACGGTATCTCTCAATCCTGACCCAGTGCAGGCATTACGAACCACGGCGAATCAAATTAGCCGCAGCGTTTACAATACTGCCCGAAATAATTTCCAGTCTACTGTGTCTGGTGCGGTGACTAGCGTAGTTAGCGGCATTACAACAACCACACCATCGGAAGCTACACCAAACGCATCCCAAGATCCACCAACACGCGGTACAGGTGGCGGTGGTGGATAATGGCCGTTAATCGCGTCAGCACATCGTTAGTACGGTTCTTTGGCGCAGGTGTCAAGGCACAGCAAGCAGGCGGAAAACTTTCCAATCTAGTTTCAGATGGCCAAGGTGGCGAAACACCTATGGCCGCAGACGTACAACGCTTCCTAACAAAGGGCCTTACACCAGCATCCGTAAATATACACGACTACCAATCAGCACTAGGCCACTTAGAACGCCTCGGTGCATCACCGCTAGCTGCAAAGGCTATGGCACTGGTGTTTGTTGACGCTGCAAAAGCACAAGGCGTTAGCGTAATGTCTCTAATTGAGAGCACCAACAGCAGCCAACTTTCATTGCTATCCGCTGAGACATATAAATACATCAACCAACTGCGTGATTCGACAAACCAATTATCAGGTTCAGTTGCAGTAGATAATTCATTGAGCCTACGATCAAGGTATTTGATCCCGTAATGGCTAGTAGACGTAAAGCACTAAACGGAAAATTCACACCAACAAACCCCGGAAAATATGTTGGTACATATCCTATCGTCTATCGCAGCACATGGGAGCTTGCGTTTATGCGTATGGCGGATAAGCACTCTAGCGTTATTAGCTGGGCAAGTGAGAGCATCCGAATCCCATATTTGAATCCTGTAACACGCAAAGGCAGCATGTACGTGCCTGACTTTTTGATGGTGTATGAAGA